GGACTGGGGACTATCAAGGAAGAAAATGGCATGAAAGTCGTCATGGATGACTTTATGCTTGCAACTGCAGCAGATATTGTTGCCGATCCTTCCGCACCTGATGCCTTTGTAGATGGTATCATGGAAGGTAAGGAATGGGTATATGCAGGTGGAGCAATTCACGAGCAAACCATTGAGACAATTAAGCGTAGAATTGACAACGCTACACGCAATCAAATGGAAGAAAGGAAACTTTCCGCGTTTGCTCAGTATCTTCAAAGTTTCTAATATATAAATAACTATAGCAATTACCGCCCTTTGTACACTTAGGAGACCCCGATGTCTAAAATTGAAGAAAAAACTCTGGATGAAAACGCCGTAACCAAGAACGCAAAACCTGGTGACCCCATGCCTAAAACGGAAGGTGGCACTCCTGAGCTTGGTGGCATCCAAGACCTTGGTGGTCCTACACCAATGAATTCCAAACCTGATGATGATAGTAACAAGTTTAATATCAAAGTCAATAAAGGTGCGACTCCTCCTCAGACTAAACCGTCTGATGCTAGTGGTCAGAAAGCGGAATTTTCAGCAAAGGGTGACGTCAAGGCGGGGCACGAACCTGAAGGTGAAGTAATTGCAGAGGACGAAGTGCAGAATGAAGTGATCGAAGTTGATCTTTCAGCTGACGTACAAGCACTTACCGAGGGCGAAAACCTAAGCGAAGAATTCAAAGAGAAAGCAAAGACTATCTTTGAAGCTGCGGTAGTATCCAGACTCAATGAAGAGTTGGATCGTATGCACGAGGAATACGCTAAAGTCCTTGAAGAAGAAATTGAAACTGTCAAGAAAGACCTTGCAGAAAAGGTTGATGACTATCTCTCTTATTCAGTTAAAAACTGGATGGATACCAATTCCCTTGCTATTGAGCACGGTATCAAGAATGAGATGGCAGAAAATGTCTTAGACGGAATCAAAAAAGTTTTCGTTGAGAATCACATTGAGATTCCTGACGAGAAGCTTGATCTTGTTGATGAGATGACCTCACAACTCGATCAAATGGAAGATAAACTCAACCAGTCAATCGAAGAGAATGTTTCTCTGACCAAGGAGATTGGCGGCTATATTAAGAATGGGATTGTGAATGAAGCGTCTGAGGGTCTGACCCTTTCGCAACGCGAAAAACTGTCTGCTCTCGCAGAGGCTGTTGAGTTTGATGATGTTGAGTCATACAAGGAAAAGATCCATACCCTAAGAGAGTCTTATTTCTCTACTAAGTCTGCTGAAGCTGCATCTGCACCTTCCGAGGACAACGAAGTAGCGAATCCTGAGCCAATCAATGAAGGAATGGATGCCTATGTTAAGGCTCTATCCCGTTGGTCAAAGTAATTAACCCCACTATCCCTAGGTAAAACAGAAAATGTTTAATTCCGAGCACTTGCAGGAGAAGTGGAACCCCATTCTAAATCATAACGATATCCCTGATATCGGTGATAACTACAGAAAGGCGGTTACCGCAGTTCTTCTCGAGAACCAAGAAAGATTTATCAAGGAAGAAGCTGGCGTATTGACTGAAGCCGCTCCTACCATGTCTGCAGGCACTGCAGGTTTCAGTGGTAGTAGCACCGCTACAGGTCCTGTCGCAGGTTTCGACCCAGTACTTATCTCCCTAATCAGGAGATCCATGCCTAAGCTGATTGCTTACGACATCGCAGGTGTACAACCAATGACTGGTCCTACTGGACTGATCTTTGCGATGAGATCACGCTACGGCACTAACCGCACAGGCGGTACAGAAGCATTCTTCAACGAAGCAGATTCAGAGTTTTCAGCAGAAAACGCAGCGTCTGATCTTGGAAGGACTGCTCAATCAGGAAGCAACCCAGGTCTTCTTAACGACTCTGGCACATACACCTTCTCAGGTGGTATGCCAACTGCTGAGTCTGAAGCATTGGGTGATGCGGCTGGTAACCAATTCGCTGAGATGAACTTCAGCATTGAGAAAGTTACTGTGACTGCGAAGTCCAGAGCACTCAAGGCAGAGTATTCTCTTGAATTGGCTCAAGACCTTAAGGCAGTTCACGGACTTGATGCTGAGTCTGAGTTGGCAAACATTCTGTCAACTGAAGTTTTGGCTGAAATCAACCGTGAAGTTGTGAGATCTGTATACAAAGTCGCAAGACCTGGTGCACAGAATAACACAGCAACTGCAGGTGTTTTCGACCTCGACGTTGACTCCAACGGTAGATGGTCTGTTGAGAAATTCAAAGGTCTTCTATTCCAGATCGAAAGAGACATGAATGCTATCGGGCATGAAACTCGTCGTGGGAAGGGCAACATCCTCATCTGCTCTGCTGATGTGGCATCTGCACTTTCAATGGCTGGTGTGCTTGATTACACTCCTGCACTTTCTGGTAACAGCAACCTTCTCCCAGATGATAACAGCAGCACTCTTGCTGGTACTCTTAACGGTAGAATCAAGGTTTATGTTGATCCATATTCTGCAAACGTAAGTGACAGACACTTCTACGTCGCAGGATACAAAGGTAGCTCTGCATATGATGCAGGACTCTTCTACTGCCCATATGTGCCCCTACAAATGGTCAGAGCTGTGGGTCAAGACACCTTCCAGCCAAAAATCGGGTTTAAGACTCGTTATGGCATGGTTGCAAACCCATTCGCTGAAGGCACAGACCAAGGTAATGGCGATCTTGATCCTAACAAGAACCGCTACTACAGACGTGTCCTTGTTGACAATCTTATGTAAAATACTGTCACGATACAGAAACAAAGGGTGGCGAAAGCCGCCCTTTTTCATTAGGATATTCCTAAATATTGAAAACTCACAAAGAGTATGGTAGCATTTGACTTCGTTTACACAGTTATGGTTGGTTTGATCATCTGTTTATTCGCACTGTATCTTTTGAGAATATCAGCATGAGGAATGAAGTAATGTCCCGAGGAATTATCACTAAAGTTGATATGCTGTCTCGTGTTTACAAGTATAAGAAAGGCTTATTTGACGGATCGTATCATTGCGAGTATACTGAAGAGCAGAAGGATGCTGCTCACAAAGCATTCAACGATGTCCTAGACATGCTCCAAGAATACATTGCATAGTATGCCAAGAAAAGATTTAGACAACATCGATGACCTCCTAGAGGATATCGAAAAGATGAAAAACAAAATTCATCCCAGAATCACGGATGTCACTGACTCTCCTAAAGACTGGGAAGATTTTTGGTACAATTCAAAGGACATCAATGATCAACAAACTGATTAAAGAATTTCCTAATACAGAAATATTAGACTTCTCCACAATGACTGAAGAAAAAATTAGACAGGTTGCATACACAAAGGGAGAAGTTGACGCGATGATTGCTGCTGCCGTGGAAGAGGCACGCAGAATTGATGAAGAATCAATGAAAAAGCATAATCGTGATGCAACCGTTATTAGTATGATTTTAGGTTTTACTTGCTTAGCTCTATTCCTCGACGGCACTCTGAGGTTGTTGGGTATCATACCTCCATTCATGGGGATTGATATCGATATCTTAGATAAGGTGGTGGATGCGGTCAAGCATGATCTCGCACCAATCACCAGATATGGATTACGATAATAGTATTATTTTAATAAAAATTATACAAGGGTTTACAGTAGGACTATTCGCACACTTCGTGCTTAAAGTTGTATTTGACCTATTCGATATAAATAATGATGACGACGACGATGATCCCGAAGGCGGTATCATGGTTCCTGCATACGCACCAATGTAATGACGACTTGGAATAAACAGATCGAGAATAGAAACTTTCTATCACCAATAGGATTCAAGATGGTGATGCCTAAGTTTCCTAAGGTAGTGTACTTTTCTCAGTCTGCTGCTATTCCTGCCGTCACAATCACACAACCAATGCAATCCACAAGGTATGGACGTCAGTTACCTTTGGAAGGCACATTCCAGTATGAAGACTTTGAAATGTCTTTCATTATAGATGAGGATATGGAAAACTATCTTCTCTTACACAACTGGTTGCGTGCTCTCGGTGTCCCTGAGAAAGGTGCAGAAAGGACAGAGTTTATTAAATTCATGAAAGATAGATTCCAGTATGATGGAAGAGACTGGGATCTTATTTCTGCAGATGCGTCTATGACGGTCTTGAATTCAAACTTCAACGCTAATTTTAACGTAGTATTTAAAGGTTTATTCCCTGTATCATTGCAAGGATTGGATTTTAATGCTACAATAGATGGCACACAGTACGCAACAGCGACCGCCACCTTTAAATACCTCTTGTATGAGATTCAGAGTGGTGAAACTAACGTACGCTCTGCTAGTTACGAATAGTGAATCTTAATAAAATTGAAGAGATGTGGGAGAAGGACTCTGAGCTCCATAGGGAGTTGCCTGAGCTTCTTGCTAACGACTCTTTGGAGACTGCTAAGTTGCACTCCAAGTATTTACGATGGTTAAATCAATTTCGTCTCATGTTATCCGAGGCAGAAAGAGATATAAAAGTAATGCGGTTGGAGAAGTGGCAATATTATTCTGGTAAAAAAACCGACGAGGATGGCAAAGCATTTCCTTACAAGGTTATGAAAGGAGATCTGTCTGTATACATGGACGGTGATGATGATTTATGCAGACTTACAGCAAAGATACACTACCTTGAAACGTGTATAAATTGTTGTGAGAGGATTCTTAAACAGATTGACTCTAGAGGTTTCTCGATAAAGAATGCATTTGACATCATCAAATACTATGACATACGTTAAGAAAAAGAATGAAGTATATTTAAAGGTTGAGACTGAGCAGCATATACACAAGGAGTTATCAGAGTATTTTTGCTTTGATGTCCCTAATGCAAAGTTTATGCCTCACTACAAGAAGCGTGTATGGGATGGTAAGATAAGATTATATTCACCTGGCACTGGTGAAATCTATGTAGGACTATATGATTACCTACAACAATTTTTTATTAACAAGGGTTATCAGTATACGATCAAACTAGATGATCATTACGGTATCCCAGAAGAAACCGAGGATTATGTCACACCTGAAAGCACAAAGACTTTTGTTGGGTCTCTGGGTCTCCCTTTCAAAGCAAGGGACTACCAACTACGAGGCATATATTCAGCACTTAAGTCGCGTCGGAAGTTACTATTATCCCCCACAGGATCAGGAAAATCCCTGATCATATATGCACTAGTCCGTTGGTATCTGCAGAAAGGACTAGAGGTATTGATTATTGTGCCTACCACATCACTGGTAGAGCAGTTGTATAAAGATTTTGAGACTTATGGTTGGAAAGCAAGTGCTTACTGCCATAAGATTAGAGCAGGGAAAGAGAAATATGTTGACAGTCCTGTAGTTATATCTACATGGCAGAGTATATACAAGGAAGGTAAAAAATTCTTTGATAGGTTTGATGCTGTTATAGGAGACGAAGCACATCTATACAAAGCAAAATCATTGTCAGGTATCCTCACTAAGATGGTTGATACAAAATACCGTGTTGGTCTGACAGGGACACTAGATGGATTACAAACACACCAACTAGTATTGGAAGGTCTCTTTGGTAGCGTGGATCAAGTCACAAAGACTAAGGATCTACAAAAGAAAGGACACCTTACACCACTCAAAGTAAATGTTATATTACTTAAACATGGATGGGTGCCGTTTGATTACTATCAACAGGAGATAGAATACCTATGCATGCACGAGAGACGTAATAAATTTATCGCTAAACTGGCATTAGATACGGTTGGCAACACCTTAATTCTATTCAATTACGTTGAAAAGCATGGTGAGCCTCTTCATAATCTGATAAATAGTTACAATACTACACGTCGAATCTTCTTTATACACGGAGGTATCGATACTGAAGACCGTGAAGAGGCAAGACGGATAACCGAAAATGAAAAGGATGCTATAATAGTAGCAAGCTATGGCACCTTCTCTACTGGTATTAATATCCGCAACTTGCATAATGTGATATTTGCCAGTCCCTCTAAATCTAGAGTCCGAAACCTACAGTCAATCGGTAGAGTTTTGAGGAAAGGAAAAAACAAATCACAAGCAACTCTTTACGACATTGCCGACGATTGCACTAAGGGGTCATATCATAACTACACCTTCAGACATCTTATAGAAAGGATGAAAATATACGAGTCTGAAGAGTTTGACTATGAAATCACCAAAGTAAGATTCAAAAATGATTAACTACATCCAACACGATCAAGAATTCTACGGTGTCATTAAGTTGACGTCTGGGGAAGAGTTGCTCGGTCCTATGATCGCAACTGATGATCATGGAGATACACTAATTTTTGTATCCAATCCTGCTAAACCACATGCAACACCTGTTAGTGATGGTAAAGCACAAGGTCTCGCTGTAGGATTTACTAAATGGATGATGTTTAGTGAAGAAGATTTTTATTTGATTCGTGAGCCTGATGTGATATGTG